GCAGTCTTCCTGCTGGCTCAGTCGTCCCAATGCCGACCGAGCCGCTATTAAAAATCCAATCTCCACCGTAGCTGTGAAAGACAAAATTATCCGCTACAATGTCGCTTCTTTGCCCAACAAGGAAGTCGAGGTTATCGCTAGCGTCTCTAAAGTGGATAGCGTTCTGATTACCACGAAGCGTTATGGCTCCTCCTTGTGCGAGGTCTAGCAATGTCGCTGGCGAATCCGTACCTACGCCCAATCCCGTTGCATCAAAAACGAGGCTGGTGGTTCCTTCAATCGTGCCGTCACCCGTCCACACGCCCACTTGATTGTCTAGGGGTGTGCCGACTTTGGAGACATCGCCGCTGCCCGAAGGAGTTACCCAAGTGCCGTCACCACGCCAGAATGTAGTCGCACTCGCACTCGTACCGCTGTTCAGGTTGCCAACCGGAAGATTGCCCGTTACATCCGCAGCCAAATCAACCTGACCGCGAGTAATTGTCTGCCCGCTTATGGTGATGTAATCTGGTGTACCAGCAAGAGTAACGTTCGTTGAGTTATCTGTCCCGGCCGCATCGACTCCCAATGCAGTCCGTGCGGCAGATGCCGTGGTTGACCCTGTGCCGCCTTGGGCCACAGCGACTGCCGTGCCTTCCCACACACCGGATGTTACAGTTCCGATAGTCGTGCTTGTGCCGCTAACGGTAAGGTCAGTCAGGGTTCCGACTGACGTAATCGCAGTTTGCGCTGCGCCCGTCACTGTCGCTGCTGTTCCGGTAGTATCTTGATTCAGGGTAGGGAAGGTGCAATTCGTCAGCGCACCAGATGCTGGAGTTCCGAGCGCGGGTGTGACCAGAGTCGGACTGGTAGCAAAGACCAGAGAACCGCTGCCTGTTTCATCAGACATAACCCCAGCTAACTGTGCGGAAGTTGTGGCAGATAGAACAGATAGATTGTTGGTGGTATAAACTCCGTTTGTGACTGTGCCAGCATTCCCCGTGGTGTCTTGGTTCAGGGTGGGGAAACCACAGTTGGTAAGTGTTCCGGACGCAGGGGTTCCCAAAGCCGGAGTAACCAATGTCGGGCTTGTCGCAAAGACCAGTGAGCCGCTGCCCGTTTCGTCAGACATGACCCCCGCAAGGGCAGAGCTAGTTGCCGTTCCTCCGTTCGCCAATACCTCGGATAACGTGTCAGAGGTTTCAACCTGAGCATCCACATAAGCAGTAGTCGCAACCTTTGTTGAGTTATTAGAAGCAGACTGAGTGGTTGCGACGACTCCATTAGCCAGAACACTTGTGGCCGTCACATTTCCGGTAAGGTCGCCTGTTACATCTCCTGTAACATCTCCTGTAACATTCCCCGTTAAATTCCCTGTTACATTGCCAGTAACATTCCCCGTGAGAGCACCCGTAAAGGTTGTCGCCGTGACGGTGTTATCCTTAACCAGAACGCTGTCAATGGTCACGCCAGCAGCAGCAGTTGTCTCTGCAATCGTGTCTGTGGTTATCTCCTGACTGGCATTGACAACTATATCATTCGCCCCTGTCGTGTTTCCCGCTGCCAGAACTTCATCTAACTCATTGGTGGAAGCAATCTGAGCATCAACGTAAGTCTTAATCGCCCCTTGTGTGGCGAGAAGGGTTGCCGAGCCTGTCGCAAGACCGCCATTATCAATTCCTGTAACCGTTGCACCTGTCGCAAGGACAACGCTGGTGGACAAGGTGGCTGTGCCAGCGACCTCAAGAGTTCCCGTGGACTTGACTCCACCGCTGCTCAACTGCAATGCAGAATCAGTTGCATCACCATCCTGTACGGTGTCCAGCGATGCAGTCACCCCACTTGCAGAAGTGGTCTTCAAGAGCATCGTATAGGTAGATGCAATAGTGTTTCCCGTTAAAGTAGCCATCTAAAACCCCCATGCTTTTTTAATCTGTTTTGCCGTGAATGGCGATCTATCCAAGAATCGTGAACCCTTGTCCTGCTCCAGCTTGTGGTAGCCAGCCTTGACCTGTTCCCCCTGTGGAACAACCCCAACCGCCCCGCCTATAAAGGAGAATCCAGAAGGGACAGGAACCTTCTTGTAGGATTTCCCATCCTGCACCAACTTGGTGGTGCCCATGGGGACTACCCTCTCAATCGTGTTCCCCAACTCATCCCTGAAGTCATAAATGGGCATCAGAGTCCCTGTTCCTCATCTTGAGCAGCAGCAGCAGCAATAAGCTGTTCCTCCATCCCCGCCATGTCGTCTACCTCTGCTTCTGCATCTTCAAGGGCAACTTCGCCCTCGACGTACTCTATGGGTTCTCCCCCGGCAGAGGTAAGCTCGACATGGGCACTTCCATCCTCGTTTATGCTGATGACTTCGCCTTCAACGGTTTCGAGAATAACAACATCCCCAATTTCTGGGGCAATATCACCACCCTCTTCAGAGTCGGTAATCAATGAATCAATAGGTATCTTAATCATATCACATCCTTTGTGGTTAACATGGCTTTTAGGAGGGAGTTTCCCCCCTCCTAAAGCTATGATAAGGGTTACGCCACCTTTGGGTTGCATAACTTTGGTTTATCTACGCAGTTGAGTTTGTCTTACTACGCATTACTACATAGTAAGCCGGGTTCAAGCGCAGAGTAGTCCAGAATGTCTTAAAACCAGCTGTGGTTATCTGGTTTAACGGATCAGTCTTGTCAGCCGAATCAGTGATAATCACCTTCGGACTAAACGGGGACTGACTTGACAGGTCTGGGACGCCATAGGCTTGCTCGCCAAGGAATATCGTGGCACGGATGTTTGCACCCGCAGCCAGAGTCCCTGAACCGCCCACCGAATAGGCAAAGCGATCATCATCAGAACTCGAATAGACAGAACTCCATCCGTTCGTGTGCATGATGAACTTGGCCCCGTAGATGGTGCCAACCTCGCCTTTATACAACTCCTGTACATTGCTGTACTGGGCCGCATTCAACCACTCATTGATCTTCATTACATCGCTCAACACCTGTGGACTGGTGGCAGCCACATACATCCCGCCAGAGGTGGGTTGTGCGCGGTTAACCTTCATCTTGGTCACAGCATCGAGGATGGACGAAGCAGTCATCGTGTTGGCAGATGTAGTAGCGTCAAAGGTGGAGTAGTCCGTCCCGCCATCAGCATACATCTCGGTGAGAGTATCACTGTTGTCGAGGGCTGAACCGTCCCCATTCTCCTTTGCCGTTCCAGCCACGTTGGAACCCACAAGCGTGTTGCGGGTCTGCGTGTCAATGTCAAGAGCAGCGTCTTGTCCGTTAATCTTGATGCTCTGCTGCAATGAATTAAATAAATCCGTTGCGTTTAGAACATCAGTGAGTTTGATAATCTGTCCCCGCTGAATCAGGTCTTTGCTGATCTTCGTCAGGGTCAGTGATCGTGTTCCAGTAGGAGCGGTGCCTTCAGTGCCGAGCGTTTCAATGCTCGAAGTTGAAGGTGCGTCGAAACGGAACATTGAGATAGCCTTGCTACCAGACTTTGCTGGTAACGGGGTTTTCTCTCCGAACTGGTCGAGTACCAGTGCTTGAACAGCATAGGTCAACAATTTCTTGCTGAAATAATTCTGATACTGGCCAGATAATGAACTAGTAGTATTAAGTGCCATACTTCCTTTCCCAGTTACATGGCATCATCAAGCTGGGCTGCTGCCTTGCGGAGGAAGAGTTCCTGATCCTTATCGGACAGGTCATCAAACCCCTTCTCGGCATTCGGCCTTTCACCTGTGAATCCGCCATCAACTGACATTTTCTTTTCCAGTTTGTTTAGTTTGTCGGTCAATTCCTTGACTTCAGATTCCTTCCCTTCCGCCGAGGTTGCAGCCATTTTCCACTGGGCAATCTGGACTGCATGACGCAATCCTTTGCCTCCGTCAACGTAAAGCAAGTCAGGGTATTCCCTGAGAACTTGGTTGGCCGTCACTGACAGGCTTGAGTCCTTCTCCTTGAGGTCGGGGATTTCCTGCATTAACTCCTGTCGAGTATTTTCAAATGCTGACTTAAACTCGTCTGCCTTCTTCTTTAGCTCAGAGTCCTTACCGATTCCCCGGAGTTTCTCTGCTCTATCTCTGGCATCCTTAGCCTCAGTCTCTTTTCCCTCTTCCTCTGAGGTCTCTGCTGAATCCTCATAATCTTCAGCAGTAAACCCGTACTCATCCCTGTGTGAATGGCCTTCGTCGAGCTTGGACTGACGATCCGCCAGTTCCTTTTCCCTCGACTCCAGTTCAGACTCTCTCTGGCTAAACTCTTCCTTGCGTTTGTTCAACGCCTTCCAAGCCTTTTCCTTCCGAGCCTCATTCTTTTTGTACTTGCTTTCCTTTGGCGCATCCTCGGCTTCTGGAGTTTCCTCTTCAGCCGATTCCTCAACCTTATCCGCATCGTCAGATTCAGGAACCTTTTCAGGTTCCCCTTCTTCCGGTTCAGGACTATCCTCAACAACTTCTTCCTCGGTTGCTATTGCAACTTCAGGCATTTCACCCGCATCAACGGCAGTATCATACTGCTCTGCTGCGGCCAATAACTGTGTTTCGGTAACTTCACCGGGTTCATCTGGCATAATGCTTCACTCTGTAGGTGCTTATCCTCGTCCAGCCATTGCACCCAAACGGGAGGACGTTGCTGTGGGGTCTTGACTCGCCAGATGCTCGACCCCGTAAACATCCGACGTAAATTCTTCCTCTTTCTCTTCGAGCTTTGCAGCCAAGGCTTCGACAGTATGCACTGTCGTTCTCACACCATTGGCAAACCCTGCATTAAATTCAAGTCCTTTTTTGCTGGAGAGAGCCTGTGCGTTCTGCCGCAACACCATGTTCAGGAGTACCATCCTGAACCGTTTCCCCTCTGTTGTAACCAGAAAGTTGCGAAGTGCGCTGGCATCGGACACCTCCCAGTCAGGGTCTCCAACCCAAGAAACATTTCCTGAGAGCCGCCACATCACGTTTATGAATCTGGATAGTCTTTGAAACATATCAAATTATGCTTGGGGTTGCGGTGCCGACATTGCCATAGCCTCATTGATCTGGGCTTGCTCTACCTCCTCCGTGGAGGGGATCATTCCCGTGTTCTGCAAATACTCCCTGACTTCCTTGCCTAATGCCCTTGCGTTGTTTGTGTCCACCTGTTCCATTGCCTGTAGGAGTCCGTCCATCCTCGTCGTAATTGCTTGCACTCCTTGTGGGCTGATTTCCATCCCTATCTGCCGTGACTGCTCAAGGAACTGCATGATAACTCCTATGCGAATCTGGTAGTTCAGTCCCTCCTTCACGGGGATGACTTGGCCAACGAGCAGGGCGGGAATAATCTTCTGCTCGTCCTCACCCTCATCCTGCGCCTTGAGGTTCGGGTCTTGAACCAGACGTTGAATCAGGGACGGGTCATCAAGCTCAAGAATGCTTTTGTCCAGTTCGACTTGATCTATCCAAGGAGAGTTGACGAACATCTGCTTGCGTTGCATTGCCTTGTTGAGAAGCATGGTCTTGCTCACCATATCCATTCCACCGCGAGGCTCAATCTGGTAATCCTCATGCAGCGCAATCGGGTCTATGGCCAAGCTGTCCTCAAGGAACCTGAACTGTAAATCCTTGCTATCAAATTGCAGGAGAACACTCCAAGCCTGACGGAACAGGCTGCCTAATGCTTGGCGGAACAGCCGCAACCTCAAGTCCATGTTTTGTTGAGCTTGGGCATTTATGGATTCAATTTCTGTTGCTGTTCTTCTATCTCTATCTGCCATGATCCCGTAATCGGGAACCGTAACCCTTTGCTCTGCTATCGACTGGGTTGAAGTCATTTCCTTGTCGAAGTCGATTGGGGTGCTGGGCATCTGCACGGGGGCGATCCCGAAGGGAAGAATCTGTGCTGGCTTCATGCGGAGGTTGACCGTGTTGGGCAGGTCACGCTCGGCCCTGAACAGGGGTTGGTTGAGCAGGGTGGAAGCATCCATCTTGTCATTCCAAGTCTTGGTGAGTGCTGCTTCAAATGGTGCAAGCATCTCGCATACTCCGCGAGGAGAGTACCATCCGCCATCAGTGATTTCATACTTAGATGAGACAAATGGAGGGGTGCCGTGATCGAACGGGACTTTCATTCTTTTACGGAGAAGGATTTCCGGGGCTTGTGGAGAGAAACATTCCATCTCCCATTCCCCGTCCTTGTCCCGCGAGTAAACCTCCCACACGATAACCTGATCCTTGTCTTTCGAGTAGGTAATCCCCTCCCTAATCTCACGGTCATCCTTCAACTCACCAGTGATGCCTGAAGTCTCGATTGTGCCTCCGGCTATCTGGTCGATGGTTGACTTGTCAGTCTTGTAAAGTCCTGCCCGCTTGTAGGATTCAAGGCTCATGGGCATGACTTGGCAAATTCTGTCTGCTCCCTCGGTGTCCTTCGTCCACGGTGGGACGATCATGTAGATGGGGTCAACCGACTGGAACCTGATACGCTTCTTGGTCGAGTCCCAAAATACCTTGAGGACTCCGTGTCCGCTCAAGAGCATATGATCTATCCAACTCATAACCTCGGTTGCGAAGTTGGACTTCTCGTGCATCTTGTAGCTGAACCATTGTTCCGCCGCAGTGGTGTAGGCAGCTAGTTGTTGACGCATGGGAACAAAGGATGCAAGCACATCCAAGCCCATTGCCTGTTGAAAGAAGCTGGGCTTGAGCTTGTTGATTGTGGTATCAATGAGCGGGAAATGCATATCAGCCGCATTGGGCCAAGGCTTGTGCTTTCTACGCAAGCCATCATTCCGCATCTGATACCAGAGACCCTGACGGGTTTCCCATCTTGTGCGGGACTTGATGTCCGAGAGAATAAGTTCGTGTAATTCCTTGCTCACTGGATACCCCTACTTTCCTTTTTTCTCCCTCTCTTCTCGTGCCTTTTCCTGCTCTCTGTCAAGACGCTTTTGGTTGTTTCTTCTGAACCTTCTTTCATTGGCATCCTTCATGTAATCGCCTTTGCCCTGATGTTTTGTTATAAACTTCCAAGCGTCCTCCGCGAATCCCGGGGGTTCCTTCTCCTTGACTGTTCTGCTTGCTGCCCTGACAGCCTTTCTTCCTTTTTCTGAGGTGCCGAAGGCTTTATCCGACTTAGCTGTTGTGGGTAGCTTTGAGTCGTTCCGCCTAATTCCAAAGACCTTCGTTTTTTTGCCAGCCTTGAAAGGGCGAGCATCAAGATCGTCTATGTCCACCCACTCTGGCTTTGCAGCTTTGGCAGCAGCAGCTTTGGCAGCTTTGGGAACTTGTTTTGCGGCAGTAGAAACGGCTTTCCCAAGTGTGCCGCCAGCAGTGGTGACTGCTTTCTTTATGGCGGTTGCCTTCTTCCCAATCGTGCGTTTCAATGTTGGCGGGGCGGGAGGTCTCAACATTTTTGCTAATTCACGCAATCCTGGCCCATGCTTTACCCGCCATTCACGCATCACCTTCGCTTCCGCATCTAGGCGTTTCCTTTGAATCCCTTTTTCCTTCGCCTCCTTCACGAGCCTCTTTCGGAGTTTATCCATTTCATCACTCATTGCTCTATCTCCTCTATCTCGGTGGGATTTCTCCACATCCTTTTGGGTGCCTCATATTCAACAAGTTGCCAGCATTAACAAGAAGTGCGTCTGCTGTCAACGCATCATTTATGCACTCTTGGCAGTAGTCCCACTTGGTCGCCCTGTCCCATGCCACCAACCATTTCAAATCTCCAAGGATTATCTCCTCGCTATCTTCGTGGCTGCAAATGCTGCAATACCCCCACACGCCCCCGTACTTCCGTGGGACAATCGCTGACTTCATTTGCATTTGCATTTCCATCCCCATTAGTTTCCCGGGAAACTATTTATCTATTCTATCTATTCTGTCTACTCTAATCTCTCTATCTATTGTGGGAGGTTTTGGGAGACTTTGGGAGACTTTGGGAGGTTTTGGGAGACTCCAGTTGTAACCTCCTCTGCCCCAATGGGATAGGTAGTGATATATTTCAGTACCCAACAGACATTCCACTGGGGAGTACGTCTGCCTCGTACTCTTCCCTTGCCATCTCAAACACTTCCTCAAGGCTTACTGCCCCGTTCTCCTTGAACTGTTCCCATGTCCCCCCTATCCCTCCTCCACATGAAATGCACCCCAGCACTGCATCCGCCCGATCAGGACTATCCAGCCCCCTAGTCTTCATCCTGTCCTTTGCCTCGACCCCCAGCTTCCCCGTCCTAGTAACATCCGCCCGCCTCGTAACCATCTGCTGATGGAGGGTGGGATCGTCTGGCAGGATAACCTCCTTCCGCTGAATCGTCCTAGCAGCAGAATGCCACATCTCAGCCGACCTGTTCGCGTACCTCGAATCAAACGGTTTAGCCCCAAAGTTCACCCTGTGAATGTCGTGCCCAGAAGCCATGAGAGCATCACACAAGGGCAACCCCAGCCCACCCTCATCCGCATACACCTCATCCCCCGAAAGCCCAAACCTCTCCATCAAACTAATGATCTCCCCAATCGTCCTGTTCGTGTCCCTGTCTCTCCAGCAAACCATCTCCACAACCTTGTTCCCGTCCCTCAACGCAAACACACACTCATCCCCGCCAGCAGCAAAGTCCACAAACGCAACCCGACCCCCAGTCTCATGCTTGGGAGGATTCTGCAAACACCCCTCCAATGTCTTCAACGGCAATACCAACCCCTCCCCACTGTCATCATAAAACTCCCCATAAATCATCGACCTCACCAAGGGACTGTCCTCCCCATATATCTCCTTCTGCTCATCTATCCAAGACTGCTTGATATGCGGACACTCAAACGCCGTTACAGTAAAGTTGTCCCACGACTTCCTCTGCTTCGTAAACGACTCATAAAACGCCCCAGCACTCGCACCCGGACTGCTCATAACCAACAACCTGCTGGGCTGACACCTCGCAATAGCATCAAATATCCCATCAGGAACCGTCTTGGCCTCATCCACTATCATCAACAAATTCTCTGACGGCCCCTGCCTATGCCAACCCTCAAACTTCCCAGCCTCATTCGTGCTAAACCCCACAGCCCTACTACCATTACTGTACGATAACTCATTGCTGGTCGCCCTCCACCCACCTCCCAAACCACTAATGTACTTCTTCAACGTAGGCCATAACTGCCCCTCTACCTGCCGCCATACCCCAGCAGTCGTAACCACCAAACTCTCAGGAAACCTAACCATATGCCACAACACCGCACTAGCAGCAACCAAACTAGTCTTCCCACTCCCATTTGCCGCCTTCAAGGCGACTCTACTCTCTCTAGCATTCAAAGCACTCAACACCTTAGCTTGCCACCCATAAGCCTTAATCCCCAATATCATCTCAGGAAAGTTCTGCAACTGACTAGCCTCATTGACCGCCTCAGACATAGCCTCCATTCGCTCCAGATTGCGCTTAGAACGCTTTTGCTCCAAGGTTAGGACATTCCCCTCCAACTTGGGCTTAATCACCTTCACAGGCAGCACAACGTCCAATACGCCTTTCTTCCTCGGACGACCTACTCGCTTTTTCGGGGGTTGCTTGGATAATGGCTTCATCTGATATACAGGGCTGAAAATAGGGTCATTTCCGAAAG